ACTCACTCCGTTAAATTCTCCTTTAACCAGTTCCAGGGCCTTTCTTACAGCTTCCAATATCTGGATAGATTCATCATAGATCTTTGAGAATATCAGTATAATTACTGATGACCGGTCAGCTTCATGCCCTGATTTGGTATATATAGGATCAACTGAATCACGTGCAAATACAATCAATGGCACTAATGTATTTTCAGGGGCCGTTACCGCAAATATCCTATCTGCTACCAGATCTGTAACACCGGTATCATTCGACAGTATATAATAAATGGCTTTATTTATCATTACGTTTTTCTTTTAGCGTTAGCCCTCTGGATCAACTTGGCAAATGAATCTACAGCAGCACCTATAAATCCTTCAGCAGTCTGTTTCTGAGTACTTTCAACACCGGTCCTGAACCAATATCTTCCTGCTACCCTTCCGGTAACATGCACTGCTCCACTTTGCGTTGTATAGTATCTCTGTCCTGTTCCTGATTCAATTAAATGCGAATGAAAACCCTTAAAATTGCCAAACCTTCGGGCACCTAAATGCAGGATAGGTAGCCTGCTTACTGGCAAATAGCCAAGTGATTTGGCCAAGTTACCTATTGATTTAGCCTTTGTCCTGGCAATAAGATTAGCCTTTATCCTGGTAAGCATCGGCTGAGAAGCCTTCCGAAATGCAGATATAACAATACTCCGCTTCTGGCTGTCCCTGAGCTGATCAAATAATTTATCTAATTGCTTATCACCAAAGATTTCCGCTTCCATCAGTTAACAATTTTTGAAGCTGTCAGTTTCATCATCATACTTCTTTCAGCAATTTCAATTACCTGAATATTGTATCTGGCACCTTCGTATTCAATTTCCATATTTTCAGAAATACCATTCCGGTATCTGATAATAAACTGCAAGGCAGTTGTATTTACTGTAGTTGAATTAAGCAATATTTCATCACCTCTCAGGTAGCGGATCTTAGCCCGTACTGAATACAGCAATGTATAACTTTCCGTAGCAGCACCGTATTGATCCTTTCCGGTAGTCTTGCTGTAAAAAGTAATTTTATCCCTTAGATCCCCTGCTCTCATGCCATCCTCCTTTGTATATAATCCTGCAGAATATCATCCATAGCATAAGGAAAAGCAGTAACACTTACCACCTTCACCACGTTTTCCCGTTGATCGTACCAGGTAGCCATCAGGAATTTCATTGCCAGCATCAGATCTTCAGGCAGCACCCCTGTAGATATTTCCAGATCTACCAGGTCCTGGTTTATCCTTCTGGCTACAGATACTTCTGCTGCTGCTGCCAGCAATTCAATATAATCATCATCTTCAGTAAATTCCGGATCTTTAATATTCAGATGATCCCTGCAAAGTGGTAATGTCAAATATGTAGCTGCCATAATAAAAGTATTTTTAAAGGGCCAGGGGCTGGCCGGGATCAGTGGCTGATGCTAAGCCCGGCCAGTAGATGCCCCTGAATAACCCTATTTTTTAAGCCAGCAATGAAGATCCAAAGGCCATAGCTCCAGCATACCTAAACAGGAAATCCCAGTAGCTATTTACTACTATTCTTACCTGGGCTTCGGAAGCCAGGCTGTAAGGATCTACAATAAGGTCTACGCCTCCCCACTGTGCAATAATCAAATGCCTCCAATTTGCAAATACCAGGCCATATTCATTCACAGTAGTATGCAGATCTGAAGCCATATTACTGGTAGCATGGCAGGGATACCCATTGAGTTCATTGCCTTCCATTATCATCCTGCTGTCAGTTGTTGCCACCCTTACTGTCTGCTTCATTATTCCCCTTAATGACGGGTGGGTAATATATGCCAGGTTCCCTTCCAGGGCATTGCCAGCATCCACTGCAGCTTCAATATCCACTACATCACCCCATCCCAGGACACCACCGCTAAAAGTATCTGAAGCATCGGGCAGCAGGCCTGCAGGATTAGTCCCTGCCACGGCTGCAAGCTTACTAAGGGCAGTAGCTTCCAATAAACCAGCTACTGCAGCTATAAGGTCAGTCTTTAGCAGTTCTTCTGCCCCTGCAGCATCCTGTATAAGATACCTCTTTGATACATCCAAGTGTCCTGTGATCCTGTGAGGTAACAAAGATAATTCGCTGTGTGCTCCTGCAGCATCCCCTGAGGCTTCCACTTCAGTTTTCCATCCTGCTGTAGATCCTGCATATTTGGGAATATCCACATTCCCTACCAGTCCGGTTAGAAATGTTGATCCTACCTTTGAAAATACCAGTGCGTTACGTAGCGGTCCCAGCAGATCCAGTACATCAGTAGCGACAATCTCTGCCCCTTGTAAGGCTGTGCCTGCCAATATATCTGCCCTTTTTGTATGCCTATGGTCTATCATGGGCAGGCATATACTTCCTTCAGGGCTTATACCATTTCTAAGCATATCCTGTTTGCCCTGTTCCAATACAACAGCATCTGCTGCATGCATCTGTGCCCCGCTTGCCATATTACGTATTGTACGAAGCAGGCTAAAGCGTTCCTGTGGGGGTATTATTGTTTCACCAATGGGCTGCACCCGTTTTTCAGTTATACTATTCACCCTGGCTATCTGGCTATCCAGATCCTTTATAGTAGTAAGGTTAGTATCAAAAGTTTCCTTTTCAGTACCTTCCAGTGTTCTGAATCCATTCGCACCATCTTTGATAAATTTTTCATTGGCTTCTATCAGGATCTTCCGCTGATCTACAAGCTGCAGCAGGGTAAGGGGGGTAAGGTAGATAATTTCCCCTGCATCCAGTATACTGTCAAAGGTTAGCCCTCCGACAAAAAAGATTTGTTCTGCAGCCATTACTGTCACTATAATTACTGCAATAAGTAATACAATCGAAAATAATTTTTTCATCGTTTTGAATTTTATTGTTTAAAAACTTTCATCTTATCTTTCAGATCCTGGTAGTACGTATTCAGTTCTTCCAGGCTTAATTTAGGCTGTGGATTCTGTTCCTGCTGCCAGGCTTCCAGGGATCTTATGCCTGCAGTTGTTTCAGGGTAGGCAGGTGAAAATACCAGGCTTATATCCTTCAGTTCGCTAAACTTGGTTATTGTCCTGATATACTTTCCGTCAATTGCTTTCTCCCATCTGTCCCCCTTATCTGCCAGGCGAAAATCAAAGCTGCTTCCCTGAATATCCCCCCTTCGTAGATATTCCTTCGTTTCTTCTCCCAGGGCAGTCTTAGGTGAAATAAATTCATACTTTAAGCCCTTAATATCAGTGGTAAGGCTTAGAGTGCCCTTACCGAGTCTGGATCTTCCCAACACCCCCCTGGATCTCTGATGATCCAAAAGGGCCAGTACATCACTGATAGCAATTACCCCATCCATCGCTTCAGGCAATATCCTTTCATAGAACCCGCCATATAGCAAATTTGATAAGCTGTTAAATACCATAGCATACCCTGAAATCTTACCGGTGCCAGGATCTGCCCTTATTTCTGCCTGTTCCATATCCAGGCTTCTAATTTCACTTTGTTGGTTTTCCATTTTTTGAAGTATTAATTGCCTGCATATTTACCTGCACCATAGGGGTATCTGCCTTAACATCATCAAACTTTGGTGTCCCTACCTTTTCCCTGATCTCATTTACCGTGTATCCTCCTATCTGGAACAACTTCATACGGTAATTAGAAAGGCTATTAAGGTCAGCCCTTAGCAGATCTTCCACATCATACCTGATACGCAGGGATCGCCTGAGTGATGGCAGAAATAGTTTTCTGTTAAGTTCGGCCTCTATCTTACTAAAGTAGGGGGCTATGGTATCTGTTAGCCATGCAAGCTGCATAGATTCTACTGTATTATATTTACTGTCTTTTGTCTCAAAAACTTTCGTAGGATCTACCCCGAAAAACCTACATATTTCTACTACATTAAATTGCCTTGTTTCCAGCATCTGCGAATCCTTTGGGCTAATACCTATAGGGACTATATCCATGCTGCCAGGTATCACTGCTGCACTGTTGGGGCTTCCTTCAGTAGTATTGAAGGCTGCAGCAAATTCAGCTTTTATCCTTTCCGCTTCTTCCTTTTCCAGCCTGCCCTGCACCTTAATGACTACCCCCATATTAGCACCCCCTTTAAAGAATCCCCCGGCATGCCTTACTGCAGCATTGGAATAATTCAATGTATTGTTTGCATGGGTAAGGGTAGATACCCCTATAATCCCATCATAGGTAAAATTCTTTATATGAATCATATTAGACTGTTCCACTATCCTGGGATGTTTACTCTGGATCACATAATATATTATCCCATCATCACCCAGCAGGATCTTAACATGATCCCGTATCAGTTCCAGCCTTTCTGGAAGAAAATCTGGTCCCCTGATGATCTCTATATATCCATTACCTTCCAGTTCCGTCTTAACTATAAGCATCTTAAAAAGCAGGTCTGAAGTCATTGTTGGGTTAGGTTCCAAGTTCAGCAGATCATATAAAGGATGCTCCGGATCTGCTACCCATCCCTTATCGGTTTTTACTTGGACCATCCTGGTAGGGTATGCCAGGGCATCAGACTTAACTTCAACACAACGGTATACAGTGCTTAGCTGCATTGCCTGCAGCTTAGAAAGGCTGGCACTGCCAAAACCATAGGGCAGGCCCATCATTATCAGCAGATCCTGGGTAAGATCCCTGGCCCATACCTTCGGGTTAAATCTTTGATACCATTTCATAGTTTAAAATATTGATCCTACATAAGTGTTGGCATAAGCCTGGTACATAGCCAGGGCCTGCAGTGCTGCTGTCACTCCGTCAATCTTTTTTTTATTCATCTTCTTATCAGGCTTAACATTCCCATTATGGTCCATACGCAGCTGAACATTTCTAAGGCAATATCTATTTATGGGATTATCATCCAGATCCACCTGCCCCTTCATCATCAACCTTTCAAATTCCTTAGTACATTTATTGAAGTTTCCTATAGTCTGGCTAAAAGGTTCCAGGGGTAGATTTTCATTTGTAGCTATAATGGCCCATTGTGTACTATTCCAATTATCATAGGCTATCTTCACTATATAATTTTCTTTGTGTGCTTCCAGCATGTCCCTGGTTATGTATTCATAATCGGTAACATTCCCAGGTGTCAGTATAAGATGTTTATGCCTGGCCCAATCTTTATATAGTTCTTTATCCGGCCTGGTTTGTAGTGATTCAGTAGGCAGGTAATAATCTATCTTAAATTTATGCCTATCATCCTGCATCCAATGGTATGCCACTGCAGTCAGATCCTGGTTACTTGCCAGATCTACCCCTACAAATAATTCAACCTTTTGAGGTCTTACCTTCCTGGTAGCATCTAAAATATATCTGTCCGGTATCCATGTTATGGCACTATCTACCCAGATATTCAGATTCTTGGTTTTTACCCCTACTTCATCTGAAGGATTATTTTTTGCCTGCTTTACCTGCTGGGTTATGAAGTCAGGATCTACAGTTATACCCAGGTTAGGATTAGCCTTTATCCAGTTCTTAGGATCATCCCAGGCATCCCCATCATCCAAACTATAGATAATAGTAAACATACTATCATCAAACTTTATACCTGCCAGTATTTCAGTGCAGACTGTCCTTAATTCATAACATGGTAATTCCTTATCGAAGCCTGCAGTGGTTATGGTATCCAGCATGGGATTTTCTCGCATGGCCTGGCTGGATCTTATTACATCCCTGGTCCTGGAATTAGGGGCACTATGCCATTCATCTATCAGCCCAAAATTACAGTTATATCCATCCATTTTTGAATCATCAGCAGCCAGAATCTTCAGTATAGAATCATTGGAATTAAATAAAATATCATTTCTATAGATCTTAAAAAATTTCTGTTCAGGGTCCAGTTTCTTGGTAAAGCCTTTAGTAATCCTGCCAGCAATATGGGCCTGATCTTTAGAGTTTGCTACCTGCAGCACTTCAGCAGCCCCATCTTCATCATAGGATAGATGATATAAACATCTGGCCGCCGATAAAGATGTTTTACCGTTCTTACGTGCCAATTCAATATATGAAGTTCTGTACCTTCTTTTCCCTGATTCCTTCCAGTAAAACCCGTATAAATTCATAATTATGAATTGCTGCCAGGGCATAAGTATAAAGGGCTTATTTTCATGTACCCCTGCCCCATGTTTCAGATCAGCTATAAAGTCCACTACCCTATCTACCTTATCAGCCTTAAATATCAGATCATCTCTCTGCAGATCATCCATAAATCTTTGACAGGCCTGCTGAACATACAGGCAGGCTACCTGCTTACCAGACAAAACATCATCAGCATATTGAAAACCTATACTGTTCATTACACTATTTTAAACTTACTTAGCTGTGGGGGTACTTCAAATAAATCACCTTGCAATGCATCTACTCTGCCCCTGGATTTTGGGGTAAGTCCATACTCTACCAGTAGCTGGCGTAATTGGGCAGCAGCATCATACTGGATTTTAATAGCAGGATGTATCTTTGTGATGGTAGTATTTCTGGCATTAGTTTCTTCTATTATAAAAGACTCATCCGATAAAATTTCAGTAGCCTGTACCCATGTATGGTATGTCCAGGCTATAAGGGTAAGGCCCCCATGATCCAGGCCTGTTATCATAATCCTGTTATCCTTTAGATGCTGCAGTAAAAGCTTCATAAACTGCTTTGCTTCCAGGCAGATCTTAGTAGGTATTTGAAATTCCTTAGACATTTCCTGCGAACCTACAAAACAGAAAATAAAATAATACTGATTTTGAATAAACTGGATTGTTAATAACCTACCTGGAATGTAGGACTTCAGAAGTAACATTCATAAAAACTCTGC